TTTTCCCCGGCGCTGTGCTGCGCGTGAAAGCGACCGGCGGTCCTGCCGGTGCATCCCTGGCCCGCCTGGATGTCGGTGGTCGCCTGGACATGGCCCAGCTTATCGTCCAGGACCTGACGACCTCCATCCATTCCGGCATGATGAACAAGGCGCTGCCCGATGCTGCTGGCCCGGTTCGTTCGCCGACCGAAATCCTGGAACGGCTCAAGGAATTGCAGCAAGACCTTGGCGCGCCGTTCGGCCGTATCTCGACCGAAGGCATCGTTCCATGTCTGCAAAAGACCATGTTCCAACTGTCACGCAAGGGCGTCGTTCCGACCGTGAAAGGCCGCGCGCTGAAACTGAATAGCGGTTACGTCCGCGTCCAATTCCAAAGCCCGCTGGCCCAGGCCCAGAACCTGTCCGAAGTCGAAACGTCCATCAAATGGATGCAATGGCTGCAATCGCTCGGCCCCGAAGTGTTCGCCCTGAACTGCAATCTTGAAAACGCTGGCGCGATTATCGGCCGCAAAATGGGCGTCCCGAACGACCTTATCCGAAGCGATGACAACCGCGTGAAGCTGCAACAGGTGGCGGGCATGATGCTTGCCAAACAGCAACAAGCGGGGCAAGCTGGCGGGGCCGTCGGTGCGACCCAGGGCGCGCCCCAGTCCATCGCCGCATAGTCGAAACCCTACCGCAAGGAATTGAACCATGCCCCAAAACCACAAAGACCCCATGTCCTGGGCCGAAAAACCATCCGCTGATGGATGGGACAACCTCAACGGCTCACCGGCCGAACAGGCAGAAGCATCCAAAGCCGCCGAAGACGCTGCCCTGGCGCAATACGAAAACGACAAAATGATTTTCGATGTATTGGCGACCGGCCGCGGCCTGGAATTTATGGACTGGCTGGAACGTGTGACCATCCGCCAGCCGACATTCGTCGCGGGCGCCCAGGAAGTCGAACCTGGTTCCCTGACCATCCTTCCGGCCGAACAACAAGGCTTCTTCCGGGAAGGCCAAAATTCGATGTTCCGTTATTTCGAAGCGGCAATCAAACGGGCGCAAGCAGGTCCGCCCACGGCCCAGGCCCAAAACACGACCGGCGCAACCCAAGAAGGAACGAACCAATGACCAAAAACACCGAAGTAAAAGACGCCATCCTGGCCCTTAACCCGGCCGATGACGCACACTGGAACGGAAGCGGCCAAGCCGACCTGAACGTCCTCAAGGAACGCCTGGGCCGTCAAGTGTCCGCTGGCGAACGTGATGACGCTGGCCTGACCCGCGAAGAAGTCGCTGCGGCGGCAAAAGCCAAAGAAGGAAAGACCGATGACAACGGAAGCGGAAAGGCTGCGGACGAAACTGCTGGAACTCAAGACGCTGCGAAAGCTGCGGATAAAACAGCAAATTCCGCCCCCGCTGCTTCCGCCGACAAATCCACCGCAAAGGACCGCATTAAGGCCCTGATGCCGGACGAAGTGACGGCTGGCATGCTGGTCCAGGCTGCGAACGGTGACGCCGTGAAGCTGCTGGAAGCTGTTGTCCTGGCCGCTGGCTCCGAACGCTACCATCGCAACGGCCCGCTGTTGCAGCACGTCCAGGCGTATTTGGCGAACCAGAAGGCCATCAAAGAATGGCAGGAACGCGCCGACGCAAAGCATGACCGCCTTCAAGCGGCATCCGACGCGACCGTGGCCAACTCCAAAAAGGCAGGTTAAGCATGAACACCCCTATCGCAAGGCCCCTTGATGACTATTCCCCGCTTTGGCCGTTGTGGCGCGCGCAAAATCCTGGCGTGGTTATTGGCTGCGGCGCCGATGCTGCCGATGGTGGCGACGACGGCGCTGATGACGGCGCCGGTGACGACAAGTCCGGCGGTGAAGGCGACGACAAAGGCGACAAAGGCGGCAAGCCCGACGGCCTGATGGGCGACCCAGGCGACAAGAAGCCAGGCAAACCCGACAACCGTCACCCGGCCGACAAGGACCCGAAAGACGAACCAGGCGACAAGAAGCCGGACGACAAAAAGAACGATGCCGACAAAGGCAAACGCCCCGACCACATCCCGGAAAAGTTCTGGGACGCTGAAAAGGGAACGGTCAAGACCGACGAAATGGCGAAAGCCTACGCGACCCTGGAAACGGCACACGGCAAGCTGAAAGGCAATCCGGCCATGAAGGGCGACGTCCCGGAAAAGGCCGAAGACTATTTCGGCGACAAAGGCCTGACCATCCCGGACGACATCAAAATCGACCGCGTGAAGGACATCCCGGCCGATGACCCTGCGCTTCTGGCTGCGGCGAAAGCTGCGAAGGAAGCGGGCATCCCGCGGGATGTGCTGCTGGCGTTTGCTCCGAAGTTCCTGGGCCATCTGAACGAATTTCTGCCCGAACCGATGGACGTCGATGCAGAAATGGAAAGCCTGGGTAAAGGCGGCGAAGCCCTGGTCACTGGTCTTAAGACCTGGCTGGATGGCCTTCATGACAGCGGCGAATTGTCTGCGGCCGAACTCAAACAGGCGTATCAATTCGGCGCATCGGCCGACGGTGTCCGCGTCCTGAACAAGCTGCGCAACATGACCGGCCAGCAACCTATTCCGATGAACCTGCCGTCCGGTGACGGTCTGCCATCGAAGGAAGAGCTGTACGCCGCCAAGCGTTCGGACAAATACCGGACCGACCCGGCCTACAGGGAAAAAATCGAAAAGCAATTCGAACAGGTCTTCGGTACGGAACCCGCCGGGACATCGCAGCCTGGTCTTGGAATGCCACCCCAGGGCGCGCCGCGAAACACGAACAAAAAGGGTTAAAACCCGACACACAGAACAGCCCCTTCGCCGGGGCTGTTTTTTTATTGTTTGACAGGGAACCAAATTTCAACAATCCTGATGTTGTTCGGCGCGGCCCGAAACATGGCGAAGGCTATACCTGGAAACAGGCCCTAAAAGTCCCCGTCGGTCATACCGCAAAGAAAAGCTGGAAATTCTCTTTCAACTTTTAACTTTGGGATGACAAAAATGTCACGTTCTCTTACCTCCAATGCTATCGCGTCCTTTGACGCTGACGTAAAAGCTGCCTACGAAAAAGGCGGTTTGCTCCGTCCGACTGTCCGCATGAAGACCGGCGTCGTCGGTTCCACCCACCGCTTCCCGAAAATGGGCAAAGGTCTTGCGACCCGCCGCGTTCCTCAAACGGACGTGACGCCCATGAACATCGCCCACGACAAAGTGACGGCGACCCTGGAAGACTGGAACGCGCCCGAATACACGGACATCTTCGACAAGCAAAAAGTCAACTACGACGAACAAACGCAACTGGCGGGCATCATCGCCAATTCGATTGGCCGTCGTGAAGACCAGCTTATCTTGGACGCGCTGGACGCGGCTTCGACCACCCTGACCATCGACACGAACGTCGGCGGCGCCGGGACCGGCCTGAACACCGCCAAATGCCGCCGCGCCCGTCGTTTGCTGAACGAAAACGGCGTTCCGAAAGACAAAGGCTCACGCACGGCCGTCATTTCTTCGGAAGGCATGGAACAACTGCTTGGTGACAGCGACGCGAACACCGTCGACAAGAACGTCATCAAAGCCCTGTACGATGGCGACATCGACTACTGGGTCGGCTTCAACTTCATCGAAATGGAAGACCGTGTCGAAGGTGGCTTGCCGAAAGCAACCACGGCCCGCACGTCGTACTTCTATCACCGTGAAGCGGTCGGTCTGGCTGTCGGCATCGACTTCCGTACCGAAGTCAACTACATCCCGCACAAAACGTCATGGCTGGCGAACGGTATCTTCTCGGCCGGTGCGGTCGGTATTGACGCCCTTGGCATCGTCGAAATGGTGACGACCGAAGTCGCGGACTAAGACACGGTTAAAAGCGCGGGGCTTCGGTCCCACGCTTCCCCCTCAAACTTTTTCAAGGATGGTAAAAAATGGCACTCGACAAAACAAAACTGGACATTACGGGTTCAGGCTCAAAAGGCACGAAAGTCCTGGCGATTTACGAAACCGCGGACAACAAGGCGGCGGTCAAGACCGACGGCTATTTCGATACGGCTTTCAAAGAACTTGGCCGCGTGGGCGCGATGTTGATTTTCGCATCCGATGCGACATTCTTCGCCAAAGTTACGCTGACGGCGCCGACGGACGTGGCAATCGCTGCGCCGGAAACTTACGCCTAAGCCAACAAGTTCCCTTGCGGTAGGGATGGGGCGGGTTCGGGTCAAACCGTACCCGCCTTTTTTAATAGGAAAGGACTGAACCATGCCGACGACTGACGTTTTGATTTGCTCTCGCGCCCTTGTGTCGAAGCTGGGTTCCAAGCCTATCGGTTCGCTGACCGAAGAAACCGACCGCGCGCGCATCTGTAACAATGCTTACCGCCCACTGATGGAATTTATTATCTGCGCCTATCCGTGGCGCTTTGCGACGAAGCGTTCGAAGCTGACGCGGACGGCGACGCTGAACAAAAACGGCTTCACACACGAATTTTTAATGCCGACTGACAGGCTGATGGCCGCATCGTATGCGGTCTATGACGATGACAGTGTCGACGCCCGGCCGACGACCGACTTTTCCGTGTATGGCGGCAAGCTGTATGCCAACGCCCCGGAAATCTGGGTCGATTATCGCTTCTATCCGCCTGAAAGTGAATGGCCTGGTCACTTCGTCCATTTCGTCATCATGGCATTCGCGGCCGACATCGCCTACGCCATCACCGACCAAACGGGCCTTGGTGACACGCTGCACACGAAAGCCTGGGGAACGCCATCGGAAAACATGGTCGGCGGTCTTTGCGGGACAGCGCGCGCGGTTGACGCCGAAGGGATGCCGACCCAAGCCATCGAAGACTATTCCCTGGTAGACGCACGTTATGAGGGGCTTTAATGGCGCGGGTCTATGAGTTCAAAACCAACTTCACCGCGGGCGAACTGGACCCCAAGCTGCGCGCGCGTACCGATGTAAAATTCTATTACAACGGCGCTGCAAAAATGCGGAACGTGTTTGTCTTCCCGCAAGGCGGCGCCCGTCGTCGTGATGGGCTGGCCTTCAATTCCATCGTGCCGCTGGCATCGACTGACATCGGGACGTATGCCATCGCCGCCGGTACGCCGCGCCAGGTTGTAAGCGCAAACGGCGAAAGCTTCGCCATCCGCTTCACGACACAGAAAAAGGGCCGCATTCGCCAGGCCAGCTTCAACGTCGCGGCATATACCGCATCCGGCACATACGAAGCGCGCGTCTACACGAACAACGCGGGAAGCCCTGGCGTCCAGGTGGGCGTCGCGTCGGACAGCCAGGTCATCACGGCCATCGGCAAAAAGACCTTCACCTTCCCGACCAACGCGACCGAACTGGATGCTGCGACGGCCTACTGGCTTGTATTTGCCAAGACGGCCGGGACGCCGAACTTTACCGTCGACACGGTCGCAAACCAGGCTTCGTTCGCTTCCGGCCAGAATAACGTCATCACTTCCATCGTCGACGGCTTGCCTTCGTCCGCTGACTGGAAGGCGGAAATCATGGGCGCGACCGGCGTTTCCGAAGTGAAAATCATCCCCTTCGTTTTCAGCGACACACAGCGTTATTTGTTCGTCCTGTATGACCGCGGCGCGCGCATCTACAAGAACGGCGCCGTCGTCGCTGACATCACCTTGCCTTTCACGTCGTCCGAAATTCGCCTGGTCAACTCCGCGCAAAACCTGGACACGCTGTTGCTGTTCCACGCCGACCACGAAACGGTCAAGGTCCAGCGCGCGGGTTCGGATGCAAACTGGACCGTCGGAACCTGGGAATACACAAACATCCCGCAATACGCATTCGGCGGTGTGGTCTACGTCAACGGCGTCGATGAAGTCCAAAACGTAGACCTTGCCTTGGCATCATCTGGGACTTATTCGCTTGTCCTGGCTGGCGAACAAACGGTCGGCATTACACACACAGGGACCCCGGCGACAAACGCCACGAACATCCAAAACGCCCTGAACAATCTGACCATCACGGCGGGCGGCATCACGGTCGTCCATGCTGGTTCAAACCAGTACACGGTCACTTTTAGCGGCGGCGACGGTGACAAAAACTGGGGAACGATGGAAGTCAAGGACAACACGTCGGGCGGTGTGTTTGTTTCGACGACGACGCCGGGTTCGCCTGGCGGTGAAGACGTATGGTCGGACCTGCGTGGCTGGCCTGTATGCGGCACGTTTTACCAGGGACGCTTGTGGCTTGCCGGGTCGCGCGACCTGCCGAACCGCATCTGGGGTTCGCGCCCTGGCCTTCCCCTGGACTTCAACACTGGGAAGGACCTGGACGACTACGGCATCGAAGCCGAAGCCCTGTCCGACGAAGTCCCGTATTTCTATTACATTTACGGCGGGACCGACCTTCAATTCTTTTCGTCGACCGGCGAATGGTTCATCAGCAAATCACTGTCTGCGACCGGCATCACGCCCAACAACTTCACGCTGAAAAAAGCGACGTCGCGCGGTTCTGAACCTGGCCTGTCTGTCTTCGAAATCGACGGCGGCACAATCTTCCCGCAACGCAAAGGGAAGTCGCTGCGCGAATTTATCTACGCCGACACGGAACAGAACTATCAATCGAACAGCCTGTCCATCCTGTCGTCGCACATGCTGAACAGCCCGAAGTCCATCGCCCTGCGCCGCGCCACGTCGACCGATGACGCCGACTATGTTCTGCACGTCAACGGCGACGGGACGATGGCCGTGTTCTGTACCCTGCGCAACCAGGACATCAATGCCTGGACGCTGCAAATCACCGACGGGAAATTCTTGGCCGCTGGCGTCGACGACACAACCATGTATTTCGGAACCGAACGGACCATCGACGGAGAACCTGTCCGCTACATCGAAAGCTTCGTTCCTGGCCTGAAATGCGATTGCGGCTTCTACAACTCCGACCTGGTGTCGCCGGTGACGGTCGTGAATGGCCTGGATGCGCTGGAAGGCCGCGAAGTCGAAATCGTCCTGGACGGAAACATCCAGGCGCGCCAGACGGTGACAGGCGGGTCCATCACATTCGACCGCGAAGCCGAAGACAGCTATCAAATCGGCCTTCCTTTCCCAGACGTTTCGGACGGCTTGGGGTATGGCTATTACATCGAAACCCTGCCGCCCGAAGTGCAGCTTCAAAACATGGCGACCATCGTCGGCAAAAAGAAGCGCATCCCGGAAGTGACGATGCGCCTGGAAGATACCGGCGAAATCAAACTGAACGAAAACCGCCTTTCGCTGCGGACATACGGTTCCGACTTGCTCGACCAGACCGTGGCCCCATACACTGGGGACCATACGGAAGACGGTCTTCTAGGCTGGGACGATGATGGCGTCATTCGTATCGGGGACAACCTTGCCAGCCCTATGACCCTTCTGGGCCTGGCGTACAAAGTGAGCGTGTAACATGGAAATGATGGCTGTGGCATTGGTAGGTAGCGCCGGGACGGCGGCGACGGCAACAACGGCGGCGGTCGCAGCTACGTCGGGACTGATTGGCACGGCCGGGGCGGTAACGCTGGGCGGTGTCCTGTCGACCGGCTTTTCGGTTTTCTCTGGCCTGGCATCCATCGCCGCCGGAAATCAGCAAGCCAGTGGCCTAAAAGCACAACAGCAAGACATGGACATGCAAGCGAAACAGGAACTTCTAAGCGGCCGCGAAGACGCGCTGAAAGCTTTGAAGTCCCTCAACCAGACGCTGGCATCGCAGACGGTCGCCGGGTATGCTTCGGGAGTAACCGGCGTCGGCTCCGCATCGGTCGCCAAGGACCAAGCAATCCGGGAAGGCGAATATCAAATTTCTATCGCCCGCGATAATGCCGAAATGCGCTCCGCATCACGTCGGTCACAAGCGCGGCAATACGGCATTGAAAGCAGCCAGGCCCGAACTGGTGGCTTTATGGATGCTGGTACGGCTGGCGCTAATCTGTTCCAGCGTACTTACGCAAGGGGTTAAGGACATGGCTGAACGTCAAGGATACCGCGGACCACAATATGGTGACGGGCCAATTCCGGCCGTAACATATTCCCAGGGCGCCGCTGAAAATTCGCGCAAGCTTGCCCGTCTGACGATGGGCCTGGCCGATACGATGAACGACCGCCTGGATGCCGAAGCAAAACAGCAAGGCGCTGATGATGGCGCGACCGCGGGCATGACCGGGACGCCAGAACTGCAACGCTGGGGAACGCTGCGCGGCCAGGCATTCAACACGGCGGCGCTGCAATCATACGCTTCGAAAATGGACATCACGGCGACCGAAAAAGCTGCGACGCTTTACACGCAGAACCAGGCCGACCCTGTCAAACTGAAAGCCGGGCTGGAAGCGTATTCGGCGGGCCAGGTCACGGAAATATCAAAGCTGTCCCCTGAAACGGCGTCCATCTTCGAAAGCCGCTTTGCGACAAAGTCCCAGGTCTACGTCGAAAAGGCGCGCGACAACAATTTCAAGAACACGAAGGACGAAGCTGACGCCCTGGGCGAACGCCAGGAAGCGATGTCGAACACGGAAATCGACGCCATCGCGCCGGACCTGTTCAACCCGAACCCGGCCATTTCAGCCAGCGCATCGAAGGCCATCGAACAAATCGTCACGGAACGCGAAACCTTCCTGACGCAGACCTACAAGGACCCGCTGCTGGGCGAAGAAAGCATCCCCGCGCAATTAAAGCCTTATGACGGCGCATTCGGCGCGGCCGCTACGGCGACGGGCATGGACAAAAAGCTTTTGCAAGCTGTGTCCTGGAACGAAATCGACAAAAAGAAGGTGGCGAAATCCGTATCACCTGTCGGCGCCATCGGCATGATGCAGGTTATGCCGGACACGGCGCGCGACCCCGGCTTCGGTGTGGCCCCGGTTGCCGATGACAGTCCCGAAGAAAACATCCGTTTCGGTTCCGATTACCTCAAGGCGATGATGGACCGCTATGGCAACGACACGGAAGCGGCGCTGATTGCGTACAATGCCGGGCCAGCCAACGCCGACAAATGGCTGGATGCCGGTCGTGATTATAAGGCCCTGCCGAAGGCATCGGAAACGCGGCCGTATGTCAAAAACGTCCTGAAAACCTATTCGGCATTCAAAGGCGAAACAGGCGTCCCGATTTATTCGAAGCTGGAAATCGAAAAACAGCAACAAACCATTTACGACAAAGTCATGACTAAGGCCTGGCAAGGGTACTTCCGCGGCCGCGAAGACAAGGTCGACCAGTACAACAATTTTATGTCGGGCGAAACGAAGCTGCGCGTCTATGGCGATAACGGCGAAGTGAAAGAAATCGACGTCCGGTCGCAGATGACCGACAAGGCGCGCGCGCAGGTCGAAGACTGGATGCAGCAAGAAATCACGTTCGGCAACTCCCAGGCCGACCGCCAGTCCCGCCTTCAAAAAGAAGCGGCCGAAGTCGAAAGCAAACAAACCGAATACGATTATGTGACCCGCATCAATGCGATGGGTCAACTGGACGGCCAGGGCCAGCCGGTCAAAGCTGCCGACGCTGACGGCCGTCCGCTGTTGCCTGTGGACAGCGATGACGTCAATCGCGCTGTATATGACCGCCGTATCCCGTCCTACCTGGGCGAAAGCATGCAAAAAGCCTTAACCGTGGCGCGCCCGGCCGCATCGGTCGAAGTCGTCCGCGACGACATGATGGCCCGCATGCAATCAGGCGAAGACATCCGCCCGGCGCTGCTGGACCAAATCGCCAGCCTGAACCGCGAAGACTTCGCCATGCTCTACAACCAGAACCAGGCGCTGAACGTCACCGCCCCGGAAATGGCCGAAGACCAGAAATTCTATTTCGGGCTGCTCAAACAAAACATTTTCCCCGACAACATCCAGCGCCAAATCGGCGACGTTTCGCCCATTCTTCTGACGAATGCACAAGTCGAATTTCGCCGTCGGACCAATGGCGGGGAAAAGCCGGAAATCGTTTTCAACGACATCAACAACCGGGTACAGGAACAAAAGGCCTTCCAGCAATACAACGCCCTGGACGCCCTGGTCCCGCCGCGCTTCTCCACACGCGACGGCGCTGCCATGCCTGGCTTCATCAATATCGCCACGTCGGCCAAGGCCTTGCAGGATGCCTACAATTCGAAGAAGCTGTCGGGACCGGAATTTGACCGGCAAAAAATGCTTCTTATGCAATGGGACCAGACGCAAAAGGGCATCCTTGCAATCCCGGACAAGAAGCCGAAAAAGACGAAGGAATAAGGCATGGACACGCTGACCGGCACGAACGACCAAACGAACCTTAACGCAGCCGCGGATTATGAAGGCTACCGCGCCAAGGCTCAAAAGAAGGAAACGGACGACTGGTTCGCCAGCCAGGTCGGCGCCACG